TGTGCTTCCTGGGCGGTAAAGTATTTTTCTTTCAGGTGGGCATAGAGGGATTGTCGTTTTGTTGGTTTGTTGCTCACACAGGTACTCCTTTGGTGATATTCTCCCTTGTTCTCATTATAGCCAGAAAATCTTACACAATCAACACAGTAACATCTTCCACATGCAATTTTTCAAATTCGTGCCTTTTCCCATTGACAAACCCGTCTTTCGTTCGTTATACTGTTTAGTGTGTTCAATGTGTAAATGTGTTTTCTAAGTGAGTGAGTAGGTAGATAGATCAGGGAGTAGCAGACGTGATTGAGTATGATGGCGAGCAATATGTGCTGGGGAAAGAAGCGGCTGTATTCCTGAAGACTTCCAGGCCGACCTTTTATCAGAATGTCTGGCCGCATCTGGTGGGCTATCAGCTTCCTGGACGGAAGCGAACCTACTACAAGCTGATTGACCTGAAGCCATTCGCGCGGGTCTCTGTCGTCAAGCAAGCAACTGGAGCGCATTTTTTTGCGAAATTTCACTCAGATTGTGAGCAAAATGAGGGAGGAACCATCCATGTCCCAGACAACACGACTTCGTATTGAGTGTTCGACGGATCGGGGGCAGGCAGTCGCCATCAATGTGCTGATCGGCTGCTTCACCGTTCTGGTGTCGCTGCTGGGCCTCGTCTTCGGGGCAGCAGTGGTTTTCGTGGTGCTGGCATTTAGTCTGCTGCGTCTCCTGATCGCGTTCGTCGATGGCTGGCTCACCGCTTTTGCCGGGCAATCACAGCAGGCAACTCGCGTTTATCCGTTTCGTCGCGGCGCGTCTCGTGCATCCTTGCCGTAAGGAGGCTTGTATGGAAGAGCAACGAATCGTCGAATCCTCTCCTGTTCGCAGTCGCCGGGGCATGCCGCCTTTTAGCTGGTATGTGGCGCTTCCACTACTGGCGTTGACCGGCCTGCTCATCTACTGGCTGGTCCAGATCGGGGCCTTTATCGCCAACCACTTCGGTATGTGGTGGGCCGCGCATGGCGGCTGGGTGATTGCTATTGGGTCCGTCCTGCTGTTTCTCTTTGTACTTTTGCCCCAGGGCTGGCGCGCCTGGGTGGCGTTCTCGCGGCACCGCCAGGAAGTGGAAGATCGCGTGGCGCAGCGTCAGCTTCTGTTGACCACCAGGCTAGCCGTCGAGATCGGCGGCCAGCACGGCTTCAACACGCGGTTGCAAGGTCGGGACTTATTGGTGGAAAGTATCAATCCGCTTTCGCTGGCCCCTGCCAGCAAGACGAGCAATTTCTTTCTGGATGCCCCCTCCGATGACCGTGAACCGGTGGAAGACGAGGAAGAGGAGCTTGCGCCGTTGGAAATGATTTCGCTCTCGGAACTCTTGCGGGACGGGGAAATACTGCCCGATGAAGAAGAGAGCATCATTGGCTACGAGCGTGACGGGGAGCCGGTGGTGGGCCGGCTCTTCGATATCCAGGACAACATCTACAATTCCATCTTCATCGTGGGCGACCAGGGCTATGGCAAAAGCTCACTCGCGGTGCTGCTGGCGGCGTACACGGTGTTCCACCGCGGGCGACTGCTGGTGATCGACCCCGAAAAAGGACAGGCCCAGTCGCTGACTGAGCGATTAGGACCGCTGGTCCATCCGGCCTTTTTGCTCTGCGAGATTGCCGACACGCCACAAAAAGCGGAGCAACTGCTCTCGATTGCCGAGCAGGAGATTGCCGAGCCAGGAGATTACCCGTTGTGCCTGCTCATTGATGAGCTGTCGATGATCGCTCGCGCCGCTGAGACGAATATGGGCAAGTGGGCAGCCGTTGGCAAGCGCATCCTCGTGGTGGCTGAGGACTATGCGACGCGCGGGCGCAAGCGGATACGCCGTTCGGTGGCCATGGGCCAGTTCACACAGGGCAAAAAAAGCGGTGGCACGGCGCTGCGTTATGCGATGGCGAACATGGTGTTTCGTATCGACCAGAAGCAAGCCCGTCTCGTGTTGGAGCCGGAAGACGCAGCTATTGCCCCGACGTTGGTTCCCGGCGAGGTCATCGTGATTCCCTCGCGCTCAAGCGAGCCGAAGGTGCAAATGCAGGTAGTGTACCCGGATGAGGAAGGCTTGCAGATGATTGCGCAGGCTATGCTCTCGGAAAGCGACCTGGTTTCCGGCGCGTTTCAACCAGCGTTTCAGGAGAATCTGCAAGAGGACTTGAAACGGCCTGGAAACATCCTTGAAATGACACCTGAAACAGCATGGCGAGCCAAAGTGCGCCGTGTGCGCGAATTGCGAAAAAAGAACCGTAACCAACGGCAAATTATTGAAACGATCTGGGGAGTGCGCCCCGGTGGCAGTCAGGAATACGCCCGCGCTCGTGACGAGTACCTGAGCATCATGGAGCAGATCACTCAGGAGGATGCAGGGCTTTCATCAGAGGAAGGATAAGATCGTGTGCCGTCCCAATACCAACTGGGGAGTCAAACGGTGAGAAGCCATCTAAGGAAGTTGTCTATGTCTGAAGAAAAAGAAAAAAAAGACATACGCTGGTGGAACGATTGGACGCTGTTCGCGTACCATTTCCAGCACAGCACCTACATCACGGCGTTGTGGAACTGGCTGCTAATCTTCCTCAGCCGCGCGGCGGAGCCGTTTCTTTTTGCAACCGTTCTCTACAACGGCTATAAACTGCTGCCAGGCGTGCCTGTGCCACCAACAGGACTGGATATATGCATGTTCATCGGCCAGCAGGCCACCCTCGATATCGGGGGTCTGGGCCTCATCAAGCAGGCACAGCAAAAGGGCGGAAAGCGTTCGTTTGCGTACTGGCTGGGCATTGTGCTGGTTGGCCTGATGATTGCGAATATGGTGGTGGCCTCTATCGAACACATCACATCGCTGGGCGACGCGACTCCGGTGATTGAAGGTGTTTTGCTCGTCATCCGGGCGATCATGGCTGTCCTCTATGGCTACGCGGTGCATTCCTTACGTGAGGATACGCTGGAGTCGGCGGCTGTAGTGAAATCATTAGATGTCGTGGTGGCCCTGGCAACCGTTACTGCTGCTCTTGAGAAACTGACCGAAACCCAGAAGCACCTGGCAGATGAAACCCTTCGGCAGATGACTTCGGTTGATGCGAATCTCCTTTCGGTCACTGAACAAATCCAGCGGTTGGAGAGCGCGACCGAAAGGCAGTTGATGGCTTTCGGTGAAAGCCATCAGTCCGAAACTGAAAGGCAGTTTGTCAGTCAGCAAGAAGCGATTGCTCTCCATGTCGATGGAGCTATCGCACCTGTCCACGAGACCCTTGCAGCCTACGGTGAGACGCTTTCAGTGCTTCCTGTGTTGAGGGAGCAGATAGCTCACCTGGAGACACTCCCGAAAGAGGAATGGCAGGCGATACGAATGATGGTTGAACGCTGCGCCGAAATATTGCCGAAGGTCGCCCAGAGCATAGATCAGGTTTCGGTTCGACAGTATATCGCTGCACCGAAACCCTCTCCTGAAACAAGACCGAAACCTGTAACCGAAAGGCAGCGAAAGGCAGCGAAAGGGGAAGCTCCTTTCGCTTTCGATAAGAGAGAATTCATCCTGGAGTGTTTGCGGGAAGACCCGAAGGTGAGTATCAGTGTCATTCAGCAAAAGGCGCTGCTGTTGGGCCAGAGCATTGCGACGGGATATGTGAGTGAAGTACGGACAGCTTTTGCTGAGGAACAGCGCGCAGCTCTGAACAATGTTTCTGTTGTTTCTGAGTGATCTACTGCGGAAACACACGTTTCCCCGTTTTGTTTGTGATAAGCAAGCGAGGCAAGAGATATGGATTTGCCAGAGTATCAGTGGGACGGGTGGATTACTCCCGAAACACCCAGGGACCAGCGTATCGCAGAGCATCAGCGCCGTGTCCAGGAGCAGCAGCGGACGCTGGTACCGCCCCCTCCGATGGAGCCGCTTCAGCCCAATCCTTTGCTTGAAAAGGCTGCGCTGCCAGCCACAAGAACAGCCGCAAAGCGCAAGCCCCGACCGGCAGCTCGCAACTCCCAGCGCACAGGGCGCAGGCCCGGAACGGGCAGTCGATCACCAGCTTCCCGGCAGATGCCTCCTGTTGGCCCCAGCCGTCCAGTCAGCAGGGATCGCCAGGTGGCAGGACGCGAGCAGCCGCGTGATGCGCTGGGGCGCTTTGCGAGATCGGGACAGGCGCTCTTGCGTGGGGTGCGCGGCTTCCTGAACGGTGAGGTGGCGGCACTGGGCGCGCCTACCACGCTCAAGCGACTGCCACCTCCTGCAACGGTTGCCGCTCCTCTCGCCCCCTCGCCGACGGCAAGGAAAAGCCGGAGCCGGAAAAGCGCGACGGCGAAGAAAGAACCGGGCCTTTTCGGGCGAGCAAGGGCAGTTGTCAGCGGGGAGTATGGGCGGCAGCGTCGGCAGCATGCGCGTGCGCGTGCCGTGGCGCAGTTGGGCGAGTTGGACAGAAAGCCGGTACGCCGCAAGAGGCGGCGGGTGCCTGCGCACCCGCCGGGGCGACCAGGAAAACCGCGTAAAAAGCGGGGCTGGTTTCGGCGCCTTTTACGACGATTATTGTAACGATGGGCATGTCGTCAGGTCAGCGAAGAGAGAAAGGCAGGCAACGATGAAACTTTTTGGCAAGGGCGGCTTGATCGATTTTTCTCTGCCCATGTCGGCGGAGGAGGCGCAGGCAAAAATTGAGCGGTACGGAGATCTCTACCGAGAAGTGTGGGATGGGCCAGAACCGCAAACAGAAGAGGAATGGGAGGTATGGACGCAGAAAATGCGTGAAGAACACGACCTGTTTCACGAGTTGCGTGAGGAAGTGGCCGGTTTTGAGGTGTCGTTGGAAGACGAGTTGGAAGACGAGTTGGAAGACGAGTTGGAAGAGGAGGAAGCCTCGCGTGGTGGAGGTCTCTTCGGTTGGCTCTTTGGCTGAGGAAACTCGCCGATCTCGCAGTCTGTACCAATCTGTATCAATCAGTATCAGGAAAAGATGAAAGGAATTAGCCAAATGGGCATTTTATCATGGCTGCTTGGCGGCCAAAACGCGCCGGAGAACAGTGCCGGAGAGCGAGCGGAAGCGTATGTAGAGAGCCAATGGACAAGCGGCCTCACAAGACACTACAGCGCACAGGGGGTGATTGACAGCGTGCAAAGCAGAACGGGCGTTACCCTTACTGCAGATGAAGCAGTGAAAATAGTGGAGAAGGTGAGAGCGCGTCATGGCTGGGGGCGTCGAGATCGTTCCTCGTACTTTCCCTCTGAACTCTAAAGAAATCTCTGAGACAGGCCACAGGAGCTAGCAGCATTGATCTGCTAGCTCCTGTGGCCTGCTTTTGCCTGTTGCGATCAGCCGCTGGTGTCGTTGCCGCCGGGCAACGTTGACCATCCAGCAGGTAGCGGCGGCTTCGATGGTGGCGGTGGAGTGGCAGGCGTGCGCGTGTTGCTCTGGAGCCAGAGCATGAGGGGTCGGCAGGCCACGCCGGAAACGGTGGCGGAGAGCGTGGCCTGAAATGTCGCCAGGTCGGCGTTCCAGTTGCCGGTGAGCCTGCCGCTACAGAGGACGGTCGCTATCGCCGCAAGCAGGATGAAGGTGGCGGCGATGGCCTCATTGATGTAGCGATTCCAGCCGTCCGTGCGGATGTAGCCAGCCAGGGCCGCGGCGCCCGCTCCAAGGACCATGGGGAGCAGGGCCACGAGTGTGACCAGAAGTTGTGTGAGAGTCATGTGTTGTTGTTTCCTCCCAGACGGATAGCCTGCTTTACAGCAGCCATCCGTCGTCTGCTACTGTTTCCAGTTCCAGTGTGCTTGCTAGCCAGTCCCCTGTCTGCCTGATGGCAGGCAGCCGCACCAGCGTCTCAAGATCGGCCAGTTCCAGGCGCGGCAGCGTATCCGTCAACTGCGCGGGCGGTGGGCTACACTCCCGGATGAGCCGCTCCATCGCGCCGGTATTGCCCACGTGGACAACCTCCTCGTGCGCGTCCAGCGCCGAGATCAGCACAATTTTTCGCGGAAACGAGCGTTCCCCTGTTTTTGCGTTCTGGCTCTGACGGTACAGAGGTATCATTGTGGTACCTCCACCGGCCCGGCGGGCGTCCACCAGGTGCAGATGCCCGTCTCGTGGCACCAGGAGGCTCGGGCGGCGCTGTACTGCTGCTCGGCGTAATGTTTGCCGGAGCGTTCGACCTCGTGTTCCGCTTCCAGCGGCGGGCCGAAATTCAGGCCGTGCTGACGGCGCCCGCGCAGCCAGTCTCCCGCAATGCCGGTATCGTGGTGAATGTTCGGCTTGCAGAGAGACCAGATTTGCAGATCGTCCTCGCTCCATGCCAGTGGGGGAGGTGGGGGCGGCGATACGATGATTGGCTCCGGCGCGGTTGTAGGCGGTGCGGGGCCTGCTGGGCGGGGCAGCCAGTTGGGGACGCCAGGGACAATGACGGTGGCCGAGACGAGTACCAGCCCCACAGCTTTGTAAGCACGTGGGCCGGGGCGCAGGCTGCCCGGGTCGTAAAGGTTCTCGCAGTTGGCGCTGTCTCTGACCAGGAGGTTGCCAGCAGCCGTCACGCCAGTAACCAGGATGACGTGATTTCCTGCCGGTTTCCACGAGGTGTAGGGATTTTTCATCAGTCCCAGGTCGAACACCGAGGTTTCAGCAACGCCGATGATGACTGGGTAACCGCATCTCACCCACTGCCGGACAACGGCAATGTCTGTGGCGGTGGCCTGATAGTGCAGGCTCAACTGGTGTAAAAGCTGGTACAGTTGCCCATCCGTCATGCCATCTGTGTTGGAGACGCTATCCGATCCATCGTACTGGCGGTAGTATTTGTCGGCCAGCGCAAATGCCTGGGTAGGCGTCATTACTGGCGGCTTACCAACCTGGCTCATCGCTCGCGCCATGAGCGCAGCCACGAAGCCACACATGAATTGTGAAAGCGGCTTGCCGTCCCTCCACTGGAATTGCATCACATCAATGAAGTCGCCGATCTCGCCTGTCTTTGAGAGGGGGACAGTGTAGGACATGGTTGGTTAGCCTCTCTGAAGCAGCGCGAGCAGGTTCTGATGCGCTGCTTGCACGGCAGCGACGGCCTCGTTGATGGCGGTGATCGCCGTGTCGGCAGCAGAAAGGGTGCTTGCGATCTGATCAACGTCGATCACGGGTGCAGGCGGCACTGGCACTGGCCACTTGTTGGGAGGCAGCAGTTGCCCGCTCTGGGGATCAACGCCGGCGAAATAGCGAAAGCTGGGTGGGGGCGCTTCACTGACGCCATCCGGCAAGATCGCAATACAGGCCAGTATTCCGGCATCCACCAGGTCCTGCCACAAAATGGGTAGTGGTTGGCTGAAGGCGGGTGCGGCTTCCCCATCCAGGTAGTACGCTTGCGGCTGACTGTCCGAGAAACCGATGCGCACCAGGCTGGTGGAGGTGGGCGCGTCGCTGCTTGGCTCGATCCAGTTGTGCAGTGCCTGCGTGTTTTTGGCATATCTCAAATGAGAGCCATCGTCCAGGATGAATAACTGGCAAACGCCGCTGATATCCTGGGCCTGGAATTCATGTTTGACGGTTGAGAGGTCACTGAGTTGATCGGCCATGTCGATATAGCCAATCTGCTGGCTCCTTAGCCAGTCCAGCACCTGCGCCTTCGTCATGCCGATGGTGTTTGAGGGGATATCGGGCTGCCCGGTGTACTGCTCGTAAATCTGGGTTGCCAGTGCCTGTGGTGACAGGCGCGCGAGCAGCGAGGGCTTGACGAACTGCGCGATGACGGCGAGCGAGGCCGCGATATGGCGCGCGGGGGAGCGTCCGAAGGCGTGGGCATACACGGGTTCAAAGCTCTGGGGGAGCTTCATCAGGTAATCAGCCATCGTGGTTTTTTCCTTCCTCCACATCTTCCACGTAGTCGGCCTGCCACCCAGGCCGATATGGTTGTCCACAGGGTATCCACAAGTTCCTGTGGCTCTTCTACTATTCAGTATACGAGTAAGAACGAAAGGAATCACTCGCATCCTGAATATCCTACGGACGGACGGTCCGTAAGCTAATGCGGGAGGTATCTTCCGATTTCCAGCATCACAATCCCGAAGACGAGCGCCGCTAGAATACCGATCACCCACTTGACAGCATTGGTGTGTTCCTCGTAGCGCACCAGTGTCTTGCTCACCTCGATGAGCGTGGTAAGCTGGGCGTCCACTTTGGTTTCAGCATTGATGAGCCGCACGTTGAAACCTTCCATTAAGGTGGTGAGCCGTGCAAGCAGTTCACCATGTTCCTTGATTTCATTGGTGTGTTTCTCGACGTGGCTGGTAAGCTCCTGGATGTCCATCGGGTGGGTCCTTTCTGGTTACGTGCGCGTGATCGGATAGTCGTTGGTAATGGCCTGGTTGTAGGGTTTGGTGTAGGCATAGGGCGCGTGCGTGTTGAGCTGCCCGCTGCCGCTCGTGCTGGTGGCCCCGTTGCCAAAGAGGCCGGCGTTGGTGTAGGTCACGGGATTGGTGCCGCTATGGCCGCCCTCGGTCGGGCCGAAATAGGTAGAGTTGGTAATCACGTTGTTCACAATGGTGCTACTTGTTGGCACCTTGCGGAACACCTCACCGGCCAGGGACGTGTCTCCTATCAAGACGCCACTAATCGGATTGGCTCCAACAGCAAAGTAGAGTGCGAAGCCAGGTATCGACCCTGTTGCTGCGTAATACGCGTTGATGTTATTCAGGCCAAGCTGGGTAATCAGGTTGTGCGTTTCGTAGACGAGCAGGCGTCCCTTTTCACGCGGCGTGAAACGATGCCACCAGCACCTGAATTCTTCCTCCGTCTCGAATGGCACCTCGTAGGTGCGGATGATGCCCCGCACGGGCTGTTGTGGGCTTTTTTTGAAGAACATTATGAATACCTCCCGGTGGGACCGCTATCGACACCTGTTGAAGTTGTTTCATGAATACAGAGGCCGATGCTGGATAATGGTTGGCCGGCCAAAGCCTTTGAGCGCATTGTTACGCGATGCAGATTGCGCATGTGGCGTGTGAAGCTCGGAATATCCGCTCCGCATATCACCTCATACTCGGTGGTTCCCTCGCCTTTCAGATGGACGATTACCTGCTGGACCAGGAAAAGCGTGGCGTTGTAGCCCTCTTTGCTGTTTGTAATGGCGACGCTCTGCCCCGGCCAGAGCGCGCTGTACGTCTTGAATTGGGGCGCAACCAGCGGGAAGGCGTAGTTCGCTAACTCCTGCAGAGCGCGCTGACTGGCTGCCGCTGTACTGACGATGGTGGTGTCGCTCACCTTGCGATCAATCCAGATTTTGTAGGTGTCGTAGCTCAGTAGGTCCATCTCCTGCGCCCGGATCTGTGAATCGAAGGTGTAGGTTACGACGATGGTGTTCCCCGCGATGCTTGCGGGAAACAGCACCTTATGGTTGGGAAAATCCACCAGGCACTGGTAGCCATTCGCAAACGTCGTGTTGGCGTTGCCCTGTACGCCCTTAATTTGCTCCACCCCGTTGACGGTGACGCTCGTCACTGTCTTGGGGGCAGGGTTGGAGAGCGTCACACTGGTGCCGCTGGCCGGGGTAAAGGTCTCCTGAGTTGTCTGGGTAAAAGCCCCGCCGTGGACAGTGACACGATTGCCCATCTGCGTTGCGTCGAAGCTTTGTGGCTGCCAGTCGTGATACTCAAAGGTGGTGATGTTATCCGGGTTGTCGGACAAGCCATAGGGTGCAAGGGAGCCGCCAACCGGGGCGTAGTGGACATCATAATAGTTGTCTACGTAGACCAGAAAGCCGGTAGTGTTTGCCAGATCGTTGCAGACTTCGGAAAATTGCACGTCATCATAGGTGCGCGTGTCAATGGTTGCGCCCTGCTCTACGTTGTTGGCGGAGAGCCGATTTGGGAAAAGCTGCGCGATCAGCGTGGTGAGGATGGCTGCGTCAGTCTGCTGGTTGAAGGTTGCGTTCACAAACTGCGTTTCCAGCAGCCAGTTGACGCCGCGCACGCCTACATGCCAGGTCCTGTCGAAGCCGTTGTCATAGTCGGGTTGTCCATCCACCGTGAAGCCGGTGAAAATGCGGTTTTGTCGGATGGTGCAGCCGTTGGGCAGCACGTAGCAGCCGCTCTGCGCGCTATTGCAGTCGGGGGTCGGGTAGCTTTGCAGCGAAGGCCACCACATCGGTTCTAGTTGGGCGGCGCTCACTTGTAGGGTTCCGCTGTTGCTGCTACTGTTGGTGACGGTCAGTCCGATCTGCACATCGATGATCGTTGTCCCGGCGGGCGCAGCAAGTTGATAGGAGATGCGCTGTGTACCGGTCAGGGCGCTCCATGTTTGTTGGCCAGAGGCAAGTATCCGCGTATTGTTCATATAGCGGATAGATAGGAAAACTTGGGCATTTGTCAGTGCAGCCGTGATCGTCGCATAGACTGAGAGCATGTAGGGTGTTTGATCAGCAACGGTAAGCGGCTGTGTATATTGCTCGATGTAGGTATCACCTGCTGTGTTATTGATCGAGATGGTTGTAGGGGGCCCGGGGGTGATGGTTGCTCGTGCGCCCTGTGCAAGCAACCATTGCCCGTTTGCAGAACCGGGTGGTTGGGGCTGATAAATCGAGCTGCCTAAAGGGTCGTGGGCCATGAGCGGGTCGAGCAGGAGATTTACTGCTGGATTGGAGGTGGCCCCGTCGATGATGACGACTTCCTGCAGCGCGCCAACCGGATTGGAAGAACCATCGTCGGCAATATCCATCTCGAAGGTCGTGGTGTTATCGGTGATGGACAGCTCAATGGGCAAGTTGTCGAGATCTGTGCGCGCCGTGATGTCGCGTCCTGCCAGCAGGCAGAGATAGCCCGTCGTGGTCATAATTAGCTACCTCCACTTCCTGATGTGATAGTTGGTAGCGACCCTTTGCGCCGGTTTTTGCGTGCCAGCTCGCGGTCGACGATCTCTGTCACCTCGCGGGCAAACTCGCGTGACGTTCCCATCGGTACCTGGAAAGTGAAATTGTAGGTGTAGTTGGTGATGTAGTTCACCACTTGCCCGCTGCCTGTCCCACCAGTCAGGCTCCCGCTGCCACTGCCACTGCTTGCCCCACTGGCCGAAACTGACCCCAGACCTTTCTTCCGTCGCTCTTCCAGCAGCTTTTCCTGCTTTTCCTGGCTCTTTTTCTGAGCATCCAGCAGCTTCAGTTTGGCCTTATCGTTGGCAAGCAGTGCTTTGTAGGCTGCCGTACTGATCTGGCGGTGTTTGTGCTGCGCCTGGAGGGCCTTAATCAGCTCTTTGATGGCAGCAATCTGCTTTTCGGTCGCTGCGACCTTCTTTTGCGCAGCGGCGATCTGCTGGTTCAGATTGGCTGGTGTGCTGCCGCTGCCCCCACTTTTGCTCCCGTTTGCAGACAGGCCAGCGAACGCGGACGCCAGATTAGCGACGGCTGCGGAAAGCATCGGCCTGGAAGCGTTCAGCCCGGCGGCATAGCTTTTTACGAAGTTGACCGGCCATTTATCGAGATCGCGGCCAGGACCTTCCTTGGATGGCGAGTGGAAGCCCAGGAATTTGGCGACCTGCTGCGCGGCGTTCTCAGCAGCCTTTGCCAGATTGCCGAGTTGCGACTCAAAGCCAGAAATCCAGCCCTGTAGGAAATTGGAGCCAAAACCGCTGGCTTTGCCGTTCAGGCCCTCGAACCAGTTGGAAATGTTGTTCCACAGCCCTTGCAGTGGGCCGGCGATATACGTAGTCCAGGCGTTGGAAAACACGGAAGACACGGCCTGCCATGCCTGCGCCGCCTTATCCTTCAGCCCGGCCCACTTGTCGGCCAGCCAGCCGGTGATCTGCGTCCACTTCTGGGTCAGCCAGTCCACAATCCGCTTGGTGGTCTTGTTGATGAAGTCCACCAGGTCTTTCCAGTAATAATTGTGGTTATAAAGCCAGTTGAACCAGCCGCCAACGGTCTGGACACCCTGCTGCCACTTTTGCCCGATGAAGGAAACGGCCTGCCCGGTTTTCTGCTGCGCCAGATTTTTCAGATCATCGAAGGACTGCACACCCTTCTGTTTGAGCTGGTCGAGGAGATTGGCGCTTTGCTGTTTGAGCTGGCTCAGTTTGTCGAGCAGGCCCTTTTTCATCTGCTCGCTGTGTTCCAGGCTGCCTTGCTCCATCTGCTCCATCTGCGTTAGATGGTTGAGCTTGATCTCAATGGCGCGGCGCTTGGCCGGGTCTTTGGTTTCCGCCAGTTGTTTGAGCAGGCCCAGCCGCATCGCCTCGGTGTGAGCAATGACCTGCTTTTCCATGTCGATGCTCTGGTTGATCAGAGCGAGTTTGGTCTCAACGGCTTTCTGCTGCGCCTGGTTCTTCATCAAGGCCAGCTTGTCATTGACCCCTTTGGGCAGCAAGCCGAATTTTTGCAGGATTTGGTTAATTGGCCCCTGGAACATGGTCACAATACCGTCCATCTGGCCGTGAATCATGCCCTTCCAATCAGCGAAAGCTTGCTTCCAGTTGCCTGAAATCAGGTCGAGGGCGATCTTGATGATGCCGGAGATGGTGGCCCAAGCGAATTTGATCATCCCGACGATGGTATCAAATTGCTGTTTAACGATGGGGGCCAGATAGGGCCAGGATATATTCCAGAGTTTGATGAAGGCATCGAGCCCCCGGGAGAGTTGCCCGAAAAATTGTTCTAGGATGGGCTGCACACGGGAGCTGATCTCATCAGCAAATTGCCTGATGGCGGCAGCAGCCTGCTGGATATAAGGCGAAAGAAACTGGATAGCCGGGCCAAGTTTGGAGGCCAAAAATCCGGCAGCTTTGACCACGATAGGCAGCAGGTGTTCCTCGAACATCAGGTACAGCCGCATCGTTGCGGTACGGATGGTCAGAAATGCACCCAGCAGTGAGCGCAGGATCGGAATCGCGTTTTGCCCGATGGCTGTAGCGAGCGATTTGAAGCCGGGGAGCGCCTGCTTGATGGCAGGGAGCATCGAGGATTGGAACCATTGTCCAACCTGCCGTGCCTCGCTGGCGAGTTCGCCCAGCAGGTCGCGCAGGATGCCTGCTCCCTGAGAAGCAAGGGTCGAGAAGCCCCCTTTGAGATCAGAACTGCGCGAGAAGAGATCACCCAGCGTCTTGACGAGCGGCTGGCCCCACCCCCAGAGCTTGCCGATTCCGGTACTCACGTCATCGATGGCCCCGGAAAGCCCCTCGGAAGCGGCTTGCAGGATGCCGCTTTGCTGCACCCACTGGATGACCCTGTTGACGACGGGGAGAATTCTGTTGCCCAGTTTGGTCAGCACC